AACAAGGACGGTTACTTGGCCCATCTATGCACGCCGGCTGGATGATCGACGGCACTGGGAGGGCATTCAGTTTGTCTGGCGCTGGGGAAAACATTCTGTTTACGGCAATGGGAGCGGCGCAGACCGAGGAGACCATTCAACAGCAGCAAAACTACATGACAGCGGGCTACCCGGCTCTCTTGGCTATCTCGTTTTTGAACTGCCGCAACACCATCGTCGTGGATCATCAGCCTGATAAAAAATTCTCCAAGGCGCATCAGAAGCGACATGGGCAGCCGCTAACCAAGTTTAAAACGCTGGAAATCTCCCAGGTTAAAAAGATTCTCAATGAGACGGCGACAAACGGAGGGTCAGACTTGAAACACGCGCTACACCTCTGCCGTGGTCATTTCAAGAATTACAACGAGAGGCCTTTATTCGGCAGGCACAAAGGCATGTTTTGGTGGGGGCCGACGATTCGCGGCACTGGTCCGAACGCGGTTATCAAGGATTACACCGTCAAAGGAGGCGTATAATGCCGCGCGCTCGTAACATCAAACCGGGGTTTTTCGAGTCCGACGACCCGGCAAAGGTCGGCTACCCGCAGCGCCTACTGTGGATCGCCATGTGGACGCTGGCAGACAAAGAAGGCCGCCTGGAGTACCGCCCGACACGACTCAAAAAGTACGCCTTTGGCTTCGATCAGGCGACCGTGGAAGACGTCGCGCAGTGGGTTCACGACCTCCACGACGCCGGGCTGATCGTCCTTTACCCGGTCGGTTCGGTCGAGGTGATCCAGTGCGTGAACTTCCTGAAGCACCAGCGGCCGCACTATAAGGACCCAGAGAGCGAGTACCCGCCTCCCCAAAGTTCCCCAAAGTTCCCCGGGATTTCGGTCAATGATAAGCCGATCATAGACGATTTCCCCAAAGTTCCCCAAAGTTCCCCGGGGAATCCTGGGGAAACGCTTGATGATACGTCAATGATAGAGGCAAATCCCGGGGAATCCTGGGGAAACGGCCTATCATTGGCCGATCATAGACGATTTCCCCAAAGTTCCCCAGGATTTGCCTCTATGATAGGGGGGGTTCCCGGTATGAATGTTGAATGTGGAATGTTGAATGTGGAAGGGGGAAGGGGGAATGGCGCGCTATCGCCCGCCCCGCCCCCGCCGCAGCAACTCCGCATCGACGACAGCGGGCCGGACCCGGAAAAGCTTTTCCAGACGGCGGCGAAGTTCGCATGTGAGAACTTGCCAGCCGGCGGCGATGTCGGGCTTACGGCTTCAGCCATGCGCTCGGAGTTTCAGAAGTCGGCCAGCTTCGAGGGTAACCCGGCCGGGTTCTGCCTGGCCTACACTGCCAGCGTCCGCAAGTGGCGCGCGGCATATGACGCCAACCCGGATCTGCGGACGAAGCAGGCGCAATGGTGGACCCGCGACGGCACGTACTCGCAATCCCCGCCGGCACCACGGGCACCGCGGCGGTTCGGGCCGGTGGACCTGAAGGCCGGGTTGGAGGTGGACGATGCCCTGTAACCGCGGCACGGCCACCGCCCAGCTCAACCGAATGTCGAATCTCCAGGGGTTCGGCTTCATGGCGCCGGAGACGTTCACCTCGCTCATTGACGTGCTCGCCAGTCATTCCGACGATGCGGCGCACGCTCGGGCGGCGGTGGATCTGCTATTGGCCCGCAAATCGCTTCCAACGGGGCCGCAAGACATCGCGGACGCGCTGAACGAGGCGAAGCATGGGCAGCCGGTAAACGAGGCACCTCGGGCAAATACGGGAGGGTGCGGGCGCGAGATTCCAGGGTTGACGTACTGGGACTACGATCCAAACTCGCGCGGGCTTGAAAAGATCCACCACCCGGCACGATGCGCAGGTGGAAAAATCCGCGTCACGATGTGGGTACGGGTGGAGGGCATGGTGGACGATCAAGGGAATCTGCTCAAGCAGCCGTACCACTTCAGCGGGAAATGCCGTTGCGCTGGTGGCACGCTATGAAACGAGTTCTGTCCGAGCACCGAACCAGCCAAGCGGCAATTGCGCGACTGAATACGCTGGTCGAGGAGCAGTGCCGGGTGATATCGGCGCTAGAGCAGCGGCTGACGATGCAGGGCGGTCGGATACGGGCGCTGGAGCTGGATCGGGAGACGCTGAAAGAATCCCCTTGACATTCCGAGAACCGTCTTGTACAGTTCGTAATTGAGCATGGCTGTTGTCGAATGGCCAGGCTTCGCCTCCGACGGGGTTTGAAGTGGTGGTAGACGTCGCCAGCCCTTACGGGCTCCCAATCGAGGAGATGCGCTTGGATACCTTGAAACTGGCCGGACCGACTGTGATTTGCGAGAACGCAAGCGGTAAGCGGCGACCTATCAGCCTTGCAACCCTGCGCATCCTCAAAACCGCTGGTGCCGTGGCGCGGCTGATCCAGCGCAAAAAAGACAAGGCGATCACGCGCGTGTTTCTCTTGGCTAAACCAAACGAGATCGCCACGCGGATAACGGCGCAAGCCACGGTCGTGAAGGTTTTGCCGAATACGTACACCCACCGCTCTTCGCTGATGGCTGGGCTCTAATGACGCCAGCGCAGATACTTGCCGACAACCTGCGAGCGACGATTGACCACATGGGCTACGTTCCATGCGCAGAGGCTACGGCAGCCCGCAACGCCACGATCACGGACGTGTACGGCGTGGCGTGCTACAGCAAGACGGACATATGCCCACCTCCCCGCCCCGATGGTGCGCACGATGTCGAGAGGCCCACGTCGGCGCCTGCCCCCAACGTCAGCCAAGGGTAGACGCCAGGCCGCACGCTACGGCGCGTGGGTATGACGGACGGTGGCAGAAGATACGGGCGATCAAGCGGGCGCGTGATCCGTTGTGTGAGTGGTGCAAGGAAGCAGGGATTGCGCGGCTGGCTGATCTAGTGGATCACTTCATCCCGCTGGCTGCTGGCGGAACGCACAACGACGAGAATCTCGTTAGCATGTGTCGCCCCCATCACGGAATCAAGACGGAAGATGACAAGCGCAAATACCCGAACGTGTACGGTGTGCCGAAAAGAGTTTAAGCGCAAGCAGCGGAAGAAGGACGCCGCGCGGTGCTGTTCGCGTGAGTGCGGGTTCAAGTTTATTCGCGATACCAAGCGAGAGGCGCTACTGGTGAAGATCACAGGAAGCGCCTGTTTTGCTGAGTGGCGGCATTGCAGGTATTGCGAGGAATTGTTTCTTGCGAAGGTTGAATCTAAGTGGTTTTGCTCTATACCGTGCAGTTCAAAAAAGAACACACTAGCAGGCACGACCTGCGTTGACTGTGGAGCGAAGCGCGAACATTATTCACAGCGTTGTGCTATATGCCGCTCTAAGCGTGCTGAAAGTGTTAAACACAGTGAGCCAATAAAGCGCGGCAGGAAACAGGCTAAGGCAAGGCGAAGGGCTAGAGGCAAGGCAGTGATTTCGGCTCCAGTATCTCTGGCTGATGTAGTGCGAGCGCATGGCAAGCGATGCCACTTATGTGGCAAGGCAGTGGACCTGAGCACGACCAACCAACCGAAGTCAGCGACAATGGACCACGTGGTACCGCTGGCGCTGGGCGGCTGGCACGACCTGAGCAACCTGCGGCCAGCGCACCACCTGTGCAATAGCCTGAAAGGCGCACAGTTCACAGGGCAGCTGATGCTAACGTGTTGATTCTAATGTAGATGGGTGGGGGTAGGAGAAATCCTAAAAACGGAATTTTTATACACCGCCCGTTGTCACACGCGCGAGTTTTTCCCAACTTTCTGATTTCGAGTTATCAATATGGGCGCTAGAGGCTTCCAACCACGACCGGACAGCAAGCGCGGCACCGTCGCCAACGGCGGCGTCATTCCCGAGCCGATTCAGGAAGACATCACCCCGCCCGTCTGGTGCAAGTCCGACCGGCTGAAGCTATTCCAGAAGCTCGTAGCCGAGAACCGCGCCGCGGGCGTGGCTATCCGGCAGGTGGACGCAGACCAATACGCCGAACTGGCAGACGCCATGATCGAGCGGCGGAACGAAACCGACGGACGAACGAAGCTCGCCTGGGGCCGACAGATCGACGAACTACGCTCGCAGCTCAACATCGGGCCGCGTAACCGGCAACGGGCCGGAATTAAGGACACTCGCAAGCCGACGGCGCTATCGCCCACGCTGGCGCTGATTGCAAGGGCGAAGGGCCTGTAGAAACACTGCCGAGACGGCGGGCGGAGAAGAAAGTGCCGAAGAGGATTGATTTGACCGGCCAGCGGTTTGGGCGGCTGGTGGTGATTGGTAGCGCCGGTTCAGCGGTTGTTGGCCGATCAGTAAAAGCAGTTTGGAAATGCGCATGCGATTGCGGGGTTGAATGCCTACGGCCTACAGGCCACCTGAAATACAAGCTTTCAGCATCGTGTGGGTGTGGCAAGCGTGAAAACTGGGAGCGATTGGTATCCAAGTTAAAGGCCACCGGCCAGGCAAACCAATCGGAGCATTGGTCTAAATTTACCACCCATATCTGTAAGCAGCATGGTTACTTACGGGTGCGTTGGCGCGGAAAGCTTCATCAGGTTCATCGCCTTGTGTGGGAAGACGTTCACAAGCGCCCCCTCCAGCCGTTCGAGGAAGTCCACCACAAAAACGGCATCCGCACCGACAACCGGCCTGAAAACCTGGAGTTGAAGGTTAAGCCGCACGGCGCCGGGCAACTCCCCGAAGACATCATCAAGGCGACGACGCCGGAAGAAATGGAAGTAGTGTTCAAGCTCGCGCAGGCTTACGCAAGCGTCATCGGCGCACAAGTAGTATGGAATCCTCCTATTTCGACGCCGAAGCCGTAAACACCGCTTGCGCCTTCGCCGAAACGCTCACGCTCACGAAGTCCACAAAGAGCCGGCGCCCGGAGCCGCTGGTACTTCTCCCGCACAGCAAAAAGCTGGTGGCTAACATCTTCGGCTGGAAACGGGCCGACGGATCGCGGCTGATCCGCAAGGTGTTTGCCTCATTCGGCCGCAAGCAGGCTAAAACGCAGACGGCCGCCATCATCGCTCTGATCGTGTTTTTCCTGGACCCGGAGCCCGAGCAGGAGCTCTACATGGCCGCAACCGACGCGCCGCAAGCGTCGATCTGCTTCGAGGCCATCTGGTCGATGATCCGCACGAACCCAGCGCTGCTAGAGTTGGTCGAGCCGACGCTATCACAGAAAAAGATCGTTCATCGGGAAACCGGCTCGATTATCCGGGCGCTATCCGCTGACGGCAAAGGAAAGCACGGCTACAACCCTTCGCTGGTAGTTTTTGACGAGCTCCACGCCTGGGGGCCAGCCGAGCAGGAACTACTGGCCGCGCTCACCACCGGCAGCATGTCGCGCCGGGAGCCGCTGGAAATCATCATCACGACGGCCGGAAGCAGCCAAGAAACAATCTGCTACCGCGAATACGAATACGCGCGCCGGGTGCTATCGGGCGAGGTAACCGACCCATCCTACCTGCCGCTGATCTACGAAGTCCCGAAGGACGCCGATTGGACCGATAAAAAGCTATGGCCGCTGGCTCTCCCGCTCCTCGAAACCGGACACCAAAAGATAGAAGAGTACAAGCGCAAGTTTGACGAGGCCATGGCCCGCCCGGACCTACAGAACCAGTTCCGGCGCCTGTACCTGAACCAGTGGACCTCCGCAGAAACCCAATGGATTCCGATTCACGAATGGGACGTCTGCGCATCACCCACGCCGATTGACTGGGCGGAACTTCGCCGATATCCCTGCTACGGCGGGCTCGACCTTGCCGCGGTACACGATCTAACGGCATTCTCTCTGTGCTGGCCGGTGGGCGAAAAAGTCTATTACAAAGTCTGGGCATACCTGCCTGGCGAGCGTATCGAAGACCGAAGCAAACGCGACGGCGTCCCCTATGCACAGTGGGCGGCTGACGGCCACATCCGGCTTACGCCGGGAACTACAACCGACTGGCGCTATGTCACCGCCCACATCAAAGAACTGGCCGACGATTACGACATTAAGGCGATCGCATTCGACCGATACGGCGCGCGCGACACCGCCCGAGAATTACAAGACGCCGGGCTAGACGTGATCGACTTCGGGCAAGGCTATCAGTCCATGAGCCCGGCCTGTAGGCGGTTTGAAAAGCTGGTTTACGACCGGGCCGCCGTACATGAAGGCTCGCCGCTGGTCCGCTGGTCCGTTGACTGCACGCAGATCACGCAGGCGCCGGGCGACCTCATCAAGCCGGTGAAGCCCGAGCGGATGAAGAACTCGAAGCGAATCGACCCGGTTATTGCAATGGCGATGGCGACGGGGATTGCGATTATCGGCCAGCCAATGAAATCCATATGGGAAGCAGGCAACCTTGAACCTTTTTGGCAAAATACTAACTAAACTCGGAGCTTCTGAACCGCCTGATTCTGACTTCTGGTACCGCTCAGTAGCGCCGTCATTCGGCTCATTTCTCGGTCAGTTCGATAGCACTGAGGGTGCCCTTCGCATCAATGCGTTGAACGCTTGCGTGCGCTTGCGCTCCGAAACCATCGGCTCTCTGCCCTGCCAGGTCTTCAGGCGTACCGGCGAAGGCCGCGAGCTGGCGCGTGACCACGAACTGTACTACCTCCTTCACGATGCGCCCAATGACGCCATGAGCGCGTTCGAGTTTTGGCAGGTGGCGGAGCAGTCCCTCTGCACGGACGGCAACTTCTACGCGCTTATCCGCGTGGACCGGCGCGCCGCGGTGGCCGAGCTTGTTCCGCTCGACTCCTCGAAAATGGACGTGCGTAAGGACGCGGAAACCGGCTTGCTGGTCTACCTCTACCGCGAAGGCGCAATCACCCGCGAGTATGTGCAGGGCGACATCCTCCATATTCCCGGCATGGGCTACGACGGCGTGACGCGGCTCAAGGGCATGAATCCGCTGGCCTACATGCGCCAGTCGCTTGAGCTCGCCGCCAGCGCCGAAAGCTACGGAGCGAACTACTTCCGCAACAATGCGGCGCCGATGGCTTACATCACGTCGCCGAACTCGCTTGCTGATCCGGCAAAGTTCCAGCTCCTCGACTACATGATGCAGCGCTTCGGCGGCGTGAAGAACGCCGGGAAGCTGGGCATTCTCGACGGTGGCATGGAAATCAAGACTGTACCCGTGAACCACACGGACATGCAATATCTGGAACTCCGCAAGTTTCAAATCGAAGAGATTGCCCGCGCGTATCGCGTGCCGCTGCACATGATCGGCGAACTGGCGCGAAGCACGAACAATAACATCGAGCATCAGGGCCTGGAGTGGGCAACCAACACCATTCGCCCGGAATGCACCCGTATCGAACGGCGCATCAATATGCAGCTATTCGGGCCGCGCGAGTCTGAGCGATTCTATGCCGAGTTCAATTTGGATGCACTCATGCGCGGGGATAGCGCGGGCCGCGCGGCTTACCTTTCCGCCATGCGTAACATCGGTGTCCTGAACGCCAATGAAATTCGCGCCATTGACAACCGCAACCCTTACGAGGGCGGCGAAGTGTACATGGTGCAGGGCGCGATGATCCCGGTGGCGATGGCTGGGCAACAGCAACAGCAGAAAGCGGTGGCGCAGTGAAAACGACATTCATCCTTGGCGGGCAAGTCCTCGCCGCTCAACCCAACGCGCCAGAAGTCCGTGAAATCATGTTCTACGCGGGCACGCCCGTGCTGCGCACCGACGGCCGGAAGATGTTCCACCTCTCGTTTTCTCTGGACGAAGGCGCCGTGGATCTGTCGTTTCTGAATAGCGGCCGGGCCCCGTTCGTTGTGGATCACGTCGAAGACATCGACCACACCTTAGGCGTCATCGAGCGCGCCGAAATCAAAGGAACCGGTCGGGCCTTCGTCCGCTTCTCAGACCGACAGGAGATGGCCGGGCTCATCGGCGACATCAAAAGTGGCGTGCTCGCCAACGTCTCCATGGGCGCGCGAATCACCGGCGAACTCGTAAAGGCCGAACCGGTCGAGACTGGCGTTCCGCATCTTCGCGCTACCAAGTGGCAGCCGTTCCACGTCTCGCTCGTCTCGCGCGGTGCTGACCCATCCGCCCAATTTCTGAGTGACTGCCAAATGGAAGTACCGGCAGAACTTTTTACCGAACTCTCTGCACCCACTGGCGCGGCCAGCGAAGCAGATCAGAGCGAACAAAAGGCACGCCTGGCGCTGCAGATCAAACAGCGCCGTTTCCGCGTCCTAGGCCTCTAACCAATAACCAAACACGTCACGCGCGGCAGTCTTGTCGACGAATCCCCGCGCGTACAGGGAGCAACCATGAACAAAAAGCTACTCCAAGAGAAGCTGGCCGCAACCACGGCCGAATATGAAGCCTTGCTGAAGGCTTCCGATAACGCCGCTGATATTGTTGCGCATCTCGCCGCAGTAGACGCGAAGGAAGCTGAGGTCAACGCTGACAAGCAACGGCTTGCCGCCCGCGAAGCCCTGGACGCAAAGGCCATCAATAATGTCACGCGTCAGCCGGCGGTGGTCCTGAGCGACAACGAAGCCAAGCGGCCGTTTGCCAACTTCGGCGAGCAGCTTGCGGCCATCGCCTACGCCCAGTCGCCGGCTGGCTCGTTCCACGGCTACGGCGGGCAGATCGACAAGCGCTTGTTTGAGACGAACTTGCACGCCTCTGGCGTCAATTCGACGGTCCCGAGCGAAGGCGGGTATTTGGTCAGCACCGAATTCTCAACGGTCCTGATGCAGAAGGCCGCCGAAATCGGGCAGATCGCGCCGCTGGCGTTCGATGTTCCGATTGGCGAAGGCTCGGACGGTATCGAGCTGCCGTACATCGACGAAACCTCCCGCGCCACCGGCTCCCGCTGGGGCGGCGTGCGTGTGTACCGTGCCAGCGAGGCCGACGCGCCCACGCCCACCAAGCCCAAGTTTGCCCGTCACGACCTCAAGCTGGAAACACTGAAGGGATTGGCCTACGTGACGGACCGGCAGTTGCGGAACGCCCCGGCCACCAGCACCATCCTGGAGCGCGCGTTTTCGTCCGAGATGGCGTTCGTCAAGGATAACGAAATCTGGCGCGGTACCGGCGTCGGCCAGTGCCTTGGATTTGCAACGCAGAGCTACGAAGGCTCTTCGCTGCTGGTTTCAGTGCCCAAGAAATCGGCGCAGACCGCCGCCACCTTCGTCATTGAAAACGCCACGTCGATGCTGTCCCGTTTGCTCGCCAGCCCCGGCGACACGATCCGCTGGTTCATCAACCGCGACACCATCGGACAACTGCCGCTGATGACCGTGGGCCAGGTGCCCGTGTTCCTCCCCAACGGCAACGCCTCCGGCTCGCCGTATTTTGGCACGCTGTTTGGTTACCCGGTCGTGATCGTGGAGCAGGCCGAAACCCTCGGCACCGCGGGCGACGTGGTTCTGGCGAATATGTCCAAGTACGTGACAATTTCGCAGGGCGGGCTGCGCTCGGCTCAGTCCATGCACGTCCGTTTCATCTACGACGAAATGACGTTCAAGTGGTCCACGGATTTCAACGGGCACGCGATGGTACGCAAGCCGCTGACGCCGTTCAAGGGCAGCGCCACGCAATCGCCGTTTGTCACCGTCGAAACCCGCAGCTAACCAACTCCACCGGGCGGGCGGCGCGTAGTCGCCCGCGCATGAAACGAAAGGGAAACCAATGCGTTACGAAGAACTCCAAAATCAGCACTTCATTAAGGGACTCGATCCGGTGGCCGATGCCTTTTCCGGAACCGTCGCATCCGATGTTGTCGATGTCTCTAACCACCAGGGCGTTTTGTTCTTGGTTTACAAGGGCGTTGGCGCCACGGGAACCAGCACAATCACCGTCCAAGCCTGCGACGACGTGACCCCGAGCAATAGCACGGAGGTCCCGTTTTTCTACAAGGCCATCACCAGCACCGACGTCCAGGGTGCCGTTACGGCCGCCACGTCTGCCGGTTTTGCCACCACGGCGGGCTCCTCGCAGATGTACGCCGTCCAGGTGGATGCGCAGGAACTCGCCAGCGCGGGCTACAAGTACGCCCGCCTGAAGGCTGTCGAGGTTGTTGATTCGCCCGTTCTGGGCGGCATCGCCATCGCTCTCCTCGGTCCCAAGTTTGGCGGCTCCGCGACCAACACGGCCATCGACTAACCCATCCCTCCTCCGACCTGGGGCGGCTCCTCCGCCCCGTGCTTTTACCTATGACCTCCCACGCCTACCAACTCGTCACCGCGCCCACCGAATTCGCCATCACCGATGCGCAAATGGAGGCGCACGCGCGCGCGGCCGGGCAACCGCCCGAGCAGTATCAGCCGTATGTGCGGGCGGCGCAGGCATACGTTGAGACGATCACCGGGCGCAAGCTGGTGACGCAGACTTGGAAGTGGTTCCTGGACTCCTGGCCATTCGGCGATAGGTTCGACCTGCCGTTCGGCCAGCTCCAGTCTGTCACCCACGTGAAATACACCGACACGGCGGGCACGCAGACTACGTTTTCGACGGACTACTGGGAAGTATCCACCGCCCGCGATCCGGGAGTCCTTGCCCTGTCCTACAACCAATCTTGGCCATCCACAACCCTGCGCGTCCTCGACCCTATCGAAATTCAGTTTATCTGTGGGTGGACCACGGCAGCCGATGTGCCTTATGAAATTCAGGCGGCGATTCTGTTGATTGCCGCTCACCTGTACGAACACCGCGAAGATGTCGTCCTCGGCAACTCCGCCAGCGTCGAATCAAAGGCGCTGGAATTGGGGAGCCGGGCGCTGTTGGTGAATTGGCGGTTGTGGTAATGCGCGCCGGCACCCTACGCCACTGGCTCCTGATCGAACAGAAAAGCCTATCCGTCGATACCAACGGCGACCGCACGGAAACATGGTCTACCTTCTCCGAGTGCTGGGGCTCCATCGAAACCAGCGGCGGGCGCGAGTTCTTCCAGGCGAAGCAAACGATTTCCGATCTCTCGCACTCCATCACCGTCCGGTTCAAGGCCGGGTACACGCCAGACATGCGCGTGAAGTTCACGGACCCGAAAAACTCGGACGCCGCCCGCTACTTCAACATCCGCGCCATCGCCAACCCGGACGAGCGAAACGAAATGCTTTCGCTCCAATGCTCTGAGGTCACGATTTGAATATCAAAATCGAAGGCATGGTCGAGCTCGCCGGGCAACTGGAGAAGCTCAAGAAAACCGCGCAAGGTGCCGAAGTGCGCGCGGCGTTGCTCGACGGGGCGAACCTCATCAGCGACGCGGCCAAAGCCCGCGCGCCAGTGGCACCCTATGCGACGAATTACCGGGGCCGGGCCATCGCCCCTGGCGGGCTGAAAAGATCGCTCTCCGCCGCCGCTGGGCGGCAATTTAAGACATTCCTGCAAGCATACGCCTACACGCTCAAGCAGGCGGCACCACACGCGCATCTGGTCGAGTTCGGCACAAAGGCGCACACGGTCACGCCGAAGGATAAAAAGTTCCTCATGTTCGGCAACCTGTTCAAGCGCTTCGCAAAGAAAGTGCAGCATCCCGGCAGCCGTCCGATTCCGTTCTTCCGCGATGCCATCCGGGCGCAGCGCAACAACGTAAAGCGGCTGCTGGAAGCCCGCGTCAAAGCAGCATTTGATGCGCTCGGGCGGGCGGCATGAGAATCTACCAGGCGCTCTACAAGTACCTCCAGACCGTTTCCGCCATCACTGACCTGACTGGAACGCGGGTGTACGACATGCACGCCGATCAAGGGCGCGTAGTGGACTATCCGGCCATCGTCATCGAAGTGATCGACTCCGCGCCATTCCACTCCATTGGATCGGCCGCACCGACGGCCACGCGGCGCCCGGTGGCGCTGTACTGCATGGCGCAAGGCAACCCGAAAGCCGCCGAAGACCTGGCCG